GCGTGTACCAAATCGGCCGATGATCCATGCGACCAACACTTTGGTGCAAGGTCACTGTGGTCGGTCGAAGGATTTTATGCCGACACCTTCAATAACTGCGTCCACAATGAAATCATCTCACTGGAAGGAAGGGTAGGAAAACACCTGCCCCAGCATGACGACCCACATTCAGTACTGAGGGAGTGGATGGTCCTCGAAAGGGACATGTTGCCAGAGATGCTCAGACACATTGAGCCAGTCACGACTCCAATGAAGTTTGAGAAGTGGGTCTCCACTTTCCCGCCTCACAAGCGACGCACCTTCACACGTTTGAAGGAAGATGGATATGAGCTGAAGGCCACCAAGGTGGCGAGCTCGTTCATTAAGCAGGAACTTGTGATGCGCAGAGAGGGTGCACTGGACAAACACAAGGACCCGCGGATGATACAGGGATGTCCACCAGAGTTGACACTGGCGTGCGGTCCGTATCTCCGTAAAGTGGCAAGCCACTTCAAGTCGGGACTAAAGCCAAGTAAACACGACATCCCAGGAAGTGTGGCAGATGGACGACACATCGTCTACACTTGTGGGATGAACGCAGTAGACATTGGCAGGTGGTTTGGGATGGCACTATCATGGGCCGAGTCAGTATGCGGACCAGGAGAGTGGCCAGTGGTGGTGGAAGACGATGAGTCACGTTATGACGAGCACATGACAGAAGGCCCATTCCAGTTCATGGACTCATACTACAGGCACAACCTACCAAAACACGTGCGAGAACACTTGCGTCGCACAGACAAATCTAAAGGCAAGACATCACTGGGCACTAAGTACTCAGTCCCATTCACTATGCAGTCGGGTTGGCCTGACACGGCGACAGCAGACAGCATAGTGAACGCCGCAATGAAAATGAGCATCCACCAAGTGGGTCGACGTTGGATCGCAATCATCTGTGGGGATGATAGCGTTACAATAACTGTAAATACAGAGTTGGCTCTATTGGGAGGTGCGAAGGGTATAGAAGCGGCCTATGCCAAGCTAGGGATGGAGTGTGAAGTGGTGATCAGGGATGACCCCCTGAAGACCGAATTTTGCTCCTCCAGGTTTATGCCAACTGGAGACACATTCGTCCTAGTCCCAAAGATCGGCAAGTTCTTCGGGAGATTGGGATGGGATCGTGTGGACAGAAGCGTGAAAGGCCAACTAGCATGGGGAAGGGGCATCCTTGAGACCGTGAGGAGCTATTCTAGAGTCGATCCGACACTGGAAGCACTTGTGGCGACTCTAGAGCCCCAAATTGGCGTGGGACCAAAGATACAGACCTATGAGATGGTGAATACGTACACGTTTACACCACCAGAAGGACAGTATGTTCCGAAAGCTACAGAAGACGATGTTCTCCTGTACTACGCCACGCACTATGACATGGACAAGGAACTCTATGACGTGTTGATGAGAGAGATCACCCAGATCCGACTCGGAACACCGGCAGGGGGCCCAGTCCTAGCTCATTTGTGTGACTGCGACTGCTAAGTCGCACCTGCCGTACACGGCAAACAGGCCCAACACACCCACAATATGTTAGGCTAG